TATTTGTATCTATTTTTAAAATTGTAACTTTACCATATTGTTCATCAATAGCGGTTCCAGATGATGGTTCTCCTGGAATTCCCATAAATGTTAAAGAATCCTTTGATCTTACAACAACACCAGAATAACCAACAATCTGAACATCTCCAGAGCCAAGTCTTATAACTTCTAACTTGAAACCAACATCTAATGCTTCTGTTGAATTGGAAGGTAGCGTAATTAATGATGTTGATGAACTATCTACTGTAATTACTTTTCCAGCATCTGAAGCGGTAACTGTATAGTCTCCTAACTTAGAATTAATAGTAGAATAACCATTTATATACTTCCAGTTTCCATTACTATAATATTGAAGTTGATTTATTGCTGTACCGCCAGTTGTTACCTGTCTTACAAAACAGATAAGTCCTTCAATGGGTGATGTTAGTGCAAGGTCACGAGTTTCTGGCGATTGAAAATTATTAACTCCAGCCTTTGAAGTTAATACTTCTTCAAATGTAACTGGTGACGAAAATGTTTGAGATGCAGTCCATGTATAAGATGCATTAGTGTTAATAGCACCACTAATTGCATACCAAGTTCCATCCTTATATACGTATGCTACTTTTCCATTAGTATTAGTTGGCATCAGATGTCAACCCCAATGCTCTAAGTTCTGCTTCTGTTAATCCTAAAGCAACTAACTTTGCTATTGCTCTTTCTTTTAAAATTTGATTAGTGTTATCTTGTGACATTATTCACCAATCACCCGCCATTCTGATCCAGACCAAACATACATTTTTAGCGGGGTAGAGTCAGAATCAACCCATAAAGTTCCAGCAGTTAAATCAGTAGTTGGAGCACTAGCAGAATATGTAGCAGTTCCATACGTAGGTGCATTTCCAGTTACAGATGCAGAGTCAACCCAAATATATCCATTTACAAGATGATCTCCAGTTGGTGCGGTATCTGAATAAATAGAACGTGCTGGCTCTGCCTCAATAAAATCAACTCTGTCATCTAATGCCTTAAAATGACCTGCTATAGAGTTTGCAATAATGCCATTTGTTACACCAATTTCTTCTACTGTTGGTGCTGTTGTGGAACCGTAATGATATGTTCTTAGAGCAGCCTGAATATCAGCAGAGTCCTCATAACCTGGTACCTGCGTTTTGTAAATTTGCCCAATATCTTCAGAAGCCACCTTTGATCACCACCTGAATTATACCACCCTAATATCGAGGTGTACGGTTCTAGTACCCTGTAGATTTGTCCATGCACTTTCTGCGTATTCTACTGCCTTTAATGTAATTACTAAATTTATAAATTCTGTTTCTGGGTCTGGAACTACCTGTATAGAGTATATGGTTGTAGATAGTGGGTTATCGTTTTCTATGCTATAAACTATGTTAAAGTTTTCTGGTTCTGGAATAGATCCAATTAGTGAAAGTGGCAAGATATCAGTTACGTTAATTGTTTTTACTGCAACTCCGTCAACAAAAGATACTGGATAGTTTTTTCTTAATTCGTTTGGAAATATTTTAAATACCTTAACCCATGTACCTCCTAGAACTGGAACAGATACATATTGATAAACTGTTAAGTATTCGCTGTCCAGTGGATTTAGATTAAAAAATAAATCATATGGAAGAGGTGTTCCATCAAAAACTTCTGATGGCTTTCCCATATCTAAAAATATTTGACTACCTCTTTGACCTTTAGCACCGATGTCTAAATCTACTTCTATTTTAGTAGGTGGTCCAACTACTAGGACATCATCTGTTGAAAGTAATACGTCTGTTGTCATGATGGCAACGTTACCTGCTCAGTTAATGAAACTGTTCCAGTTAAAATAGTATAAACGTATGGATATGGCGTTCCTGCTTTTTTAATTTCAACATCATAAAAATATGTTTTAGTTGAATCTAGTTGTGCTCCTGCTGCTGGAGTAATTGCACACTTTACATAGTTGGGGAACTCTTCAGTTCCAGAGATGCTTGGGATTTCTGCATAACATTCAACATTTGTTGATGACCCTCTTGTTTCAGCAATGTAAAACTTTACAGTATAGTCAGTTAAATCCATTGCAGATCCGCCTGCTAATTTAGGGTATACGTTAAATTCGTAGGTATCACCCTTGTAGTAGTTAATATTTAATTCGCCTGGAAATGCCATGAGTCCTCCTCGTAAATTATATCACAGATACATATATTGAATTCATTAAAACTGAGGAGTCGTAGTCTGCTCTAATTTGCGGTACCGCTCCAGAAGACCACATAGAATCATCCTCAATAAAGAAATGCTGTGTAACATACATATTGTAGACATACTGATATTTTAGTGATGCTACATACTGTGAAATTTCGGTGGTAGATTTAGGAAAAAGCGTTCTAATCCAAACCTCTGTATTATTACTATAAGTAGTAAGTTCAAAGTTGTATGTTACAAATACTTGGGATCCTACTTTAAGCCCGTGAAAATTAAGCATTCTTTGATGCTCATTCCAAAGACTGGTGCATCCTTGTGGTAGATATTTTTCGTTTGTATTGCTACCTTTTGAATCTACCCATACACTAACCCATCCATCTTCACCTTGACTTGCACCTAATCTTATTTCATTTCTATTTTTATTAAAGTATGCTCCCCATCCCGCCTGTTGTCCAGACGAAGATAAAGAACTCTCACCGTCTTTTCCAGGAGTGCCTCTCTCGCCCTTTGGACCCTTCTCTCCGTCCTTACCAGCAGGTCCTTGAGGTCCAGGTATACCCGCAGGTCCTTGAGGCCCCATTGGGCCAGGGACAGGAACATAATTGATTAATACATCAGTATTAGTATTTTGAGTTTCTACAACTTGTGCAGCATAACTTGATTTTTTACTTGATGGAAAATCCATGGACTTTGACATTGCCATGTTTTATTTCCTACCAGTTTCCGCTATTCCAGTTCGTTCTTTTCCAAATAATTCCAGATCCATTAATATAATCTGAAACACAAATATATAAATGATCATCATCAAAAGATATATCTCCAACTTTATCTCCTGGAGATCCATGATGACTTGGTGGAAGTGCTGAAACACTTAATCCACCAGATGGTCCTTGTGGACCTGTTGCACCAGTTGCACCTGCAGGTCCTGTTTCTCCCTGCTCACCTTTTTGTCCCTCTGCGCCTGGCATAGGAACAATCTTAATTACTGCCATTATAAAGTACCTCCTGGTGTAACATCACCTAATACATAAATAGTTCCAATAACTGGAGTCCACACTGTGTCTTCAATTTCATTTGGAATAATAACTTGTAAATCAAAAGGAAGTTCTGCAACATTTGCTGCATACTTCAATCCCCAATTTTTAGTTACTGAGGGATAAGCAGTAATATCAACATAACCAGGTTCTGATGCACAATCGAGGGCATCTAGTAAATCTCCAGATTGGTCATATGCTGTTGCTCTATAAATCCATCCCTCAGTATCGTAGTAAGTAACTTCGTCATCTTCATAAAATTCTACTCGTAATGTTGCTGTATCTCCACGTACGACTCGCCATTGTATATTTGCTGGATCAGCACCAAATTTTTCGGGAGCACAGAGATTTGCCATAATAGAAAGATTATACCATGAAATATGGACTTGCCCTATGATCGGTGGGTATGAGAGACAGACCAAAGGGCAAGCATTAAAAGTATATCATAACAGTATAAAACGGACATATGTGTTTGCAGTAAAAAATTACTTATGGTATAGTGTTTAAATGGGTTTGTAGGGGCTTTGCACTGAGAGATATGCAACGCTCCCTTTCTCACCATTAGATTGTAGTATAAAAATCTATGGGGGGAGGGGGGGCTTTCCCTAAGAGATAAACTCTTATATATAATATATATTACTTACTAGAATTTTCAATATGTCTGAGTAAAAGGTCAAACATTTTATCAATCTTGTTGTGGAGGTTTTTTCTGTCTTCTTCTGCTTCTTTTGATTTTTCTTCTAATCTATTAATTTGATCCTTCAAACTTGATCCTCCGTTAGGCTTTAATTCTGCTTTCATTTCGGCAAAGTAATTTTTTACAAGCCACTTGATTGAAACTACTGCAAATGATACAATAGTACAAATTGAAACAATTAGCGCTGTCCATGATTCTACTGACATGATAAGCATAATTATAACAGGAGTTTTTACAAAATGAAATCTGAAATACTGCAAACGATTGAACATTCTGCAAAACTAATAATATCCCCAGATATGGATGGTTTTGTTTCAGCGCAGTTATTAAATAGATATAACGGGTCTAAGGTCGTCGGCACATACGACAAGAATGTTCTTTGCCTTTCGCCAGGAATTAGTCCTAGAGATTGTTTGTTCGTCGATTGCGATATGAATCACCCAGATTATGTTTCAATCGGCAATCATATGCGTTTGCAAAATGATAATATGTCGGCAAAAAGTTTTAACCCCAATATTCATTTCGGCATAACTAAGTACAGCGACAAGTTTCCATTCGCAACCGCTTATTTAATTGCGTTCGCAACAGGAATTAAAACATCAGCGACAGAGATGATACGCATGGCCTACGCTGACTCAACCCTACGCAATATGGATTCTTACAGCGACAACATGCGAACATGGTCTGATAGGATGATTTGCCCTGCAGTGGAATATGTTATTTATGAAACCGAATATGCCAAGCAAATCGACGACGGGATCCGAATAAAGTATCCAAACCAATCATTTTCGTCCAAGAGATATGGCAAGGAGCGGTATATACAAACCCTTAATGAGGC